GAGGATGAAGGGGTATCGGGGCATGTTCTCTCCCTGCCGCTCCCGCGGCGTTGAAGGCCGACCATCCGGCCCCCGCAGCCACCGAAGGGCGACCCCCCGGTGGCTGCAAGGGATGATGATCAGGACTCGCCGCCGCTGACGAACACGACGAAGCGGTGGAGGCCCCCCCCCTTGTCGGCGTTCTCGGCGCATCCGTCGCAGCCGCTCCACGAGAAGCTTTGGTAGCCGTCGTGGTCGCAGTCCTCGCGCTCGCACTCGTCGCCGTGGCACGCCGGGCAGTCATCGATGACCAGGCCTCCACAGGCCCCATCGGGCAGGACGAACGCATCGAGTGGTTCGCCGTCGTGGCACTCGCAAGGGTCGCCGTTGACGGCCATGACAGTGCAGCAGTCGCAAAGCCAATAGGTGTAGAAGTCGCGCATTTTCTCTCCCGTCGCCGCTCCCGCGGCCGTTGTGTGGTGGACCCTGCGGCCCCCGAACCGCCCGAAGCGCGAGCCCCGGACGGTTCAAGGGATCAGGATCCGCTACTCGTCATCCAAGCTGCGCCCGGTGTCCTCGTTGTAGTGGCGCCCGAAGTAGTCGCGCACGTCGGCCTCGAAGGCGCACGCCGCGCAGATCGACACGATCTCACCCCAGCTCTTGCCCTCGAAGGTGAAGCCGTACTCCTCGAAGGCGTCCGCGTTGTCCGTGAAGGTCATCGTCTGGCTGGCGCGGAAGGTGTAGATCACCCACGCCGAACCGTCCGCGGCCTCGTTGATCGCCTCGCTCGCGTCCTGACCGTGGTCGCGGACGTTCTCGGCGGCGTCATCGGCCGCGCTCGCCACATCGCGCCAGTAAGCCTGCTCGGTCCAGTCGTCGTTGCTCATCGTCTCTCCCTTGCCCTTCCCAGGGCCGTTATGGGCCGAAGTGACCCCCGATGCCCTCGAGCGCGAACCCGAGGGCATCAAGGGCGCTTCAGTCCTAGTCGCAGTACATCGATCGCCACTCCTCGATCGCTTCGGCCTCGCTGTCGAATGGGCCGCAGGGATCGCCGTCGGGCAGGCAACCGGGGAAACAGGCGTAGGCGTACCAGCCTGCCGGCGAAGGCTCGTCGTCGTCGTCGCCCAGGCCGAAGCACTCGTCCAGGTCGCCCGCATCGGCGTAAAAGACCTCGGCATCGGGGAGCGCGTGAGGGTCGCTTTCGCGGCTGGGGTCGGAGTAGAAGTAGGACATATGATTCTCCCGATGTGCCCTTCCCAGGGCTGTTGTTGTGGGCCGATCCGGCCCCCGATGACCTCGAGCGAACCCGAGGACATCAAGGGATGATCAGCGGGCGAAGATGACCTCGCCGGAGTCGTCGGAGTCGTACCAGCCGCCCGCGTCTTCGACCTTGCTCGGTCGCTCGTATGCCTCACAGTCGCCGTCGGGCGACCACAGCCCAGCCCCCTCGAAGGACAGCGCCGAGCTGGCCATTTCCCGGTGCGCATCGCGCGAGTCGATCGCCTTGCTCCAGCCGCGCGCCAGGCGCATGCAGTCCACGCGAGCAACGCAGCAGGGCTCCCCGGCGATGTAGATCCGCGCGCTGAAGGTGTCATCGGCGTTGAACCGGGTGCGGACCACGAGGTTGCCAGTGCGGAAGGTAGCAGTTTCCATGTTCGTATCTCCCGTTGTGCCCTTCCCAGGGCGTTTGTGCTCTGTCTCATCAGCGCCGGGCGAGCAATCCCGACGGACCGCCGAAGCGGTTTCGACTGGTCAGGTTCGGTTGAGGTCCGCGATCTGCTGCGCTTCCTCGGCGGTCGCCCCACGATCCATCGCGTCCTCGAGGATGACGTCGAGGTGGATTCTTCGGGTGTAAGAAACCTCGGCGTTATGCGCGGCCTCGCTGTGGTCGATGCCGAGAAAGCAGAGCGAACAGAGACGCGGCGAGTATCGGGGGTCGGCGGGGGTGGCTGCGCTGGCGCGGATCATGGTGTCTGTCTCCCCAGCCCGTCCCATCGGGCTGATAAGAGAAGCATGCCCTAGACTCCCCGGGCTGTCTACAGGGAAGTTCAAGAATCTTCGCGCAACGGCGACGTCTAGCGGTTCTTGTGGGTGGAGCGGGGGAGGAAGGCGCTCGAGGGGTAGGGGAGGAAGGAGGGGGAGGGAGTGCGCCACCCATCCAGCCGCCTCCACAAGCCGCGCTCGCATGCGCCACCGTCCTAGTGTCAGCGCCGGTGTCAGTGCCAGCCCGGTCAGCAGGTGGCGCGCGAGAGGCCGTCCCCAGCCCGCGCGCAGTCGCTTGCACGGTTGAAGCACCGGCGACAGCAGCTCGAGCGCGCGCAGGCTCAGCACCGGCGAGAGTCCAGCCCAGCCGAAGCAGAGACACGGAGCGCGAGCGAAGCGAGCGCGGGGAGCGGGGGCAGGGGCCGGCGCGGGACGGGCTGCGGATGCCGAGACATGGGCCGACGTGGGTGTGTGTGGCAGGACGGGCTGGCGTGGCTGGTACGGCCTCAGGTGGGCTGGCAGGCGCTGGCCAGGAGACAGACCGACGTGGACGGCGGCGGCGACACCCCCCGGGGTAGGGGTACCTCCGGGGAAGAAGGGACTCCTGCGTACTAGCTACAATCACCCCTCCCCCCGCCCCCAAATTCCACAGCACCGTGACGGTTATCCGCGTACACTTTTCCGCAGCAGTTACGGCTAGTTAGGTGCTGTCAGGGCTGTTTCCGCTGTAATAGAACCGTCGGTAGACGCGCGAGACGGTTATTGGTTGACAGCGGTAATGGTGGGTGTAGCCTCTCCGCATGGTCACTCGGGTCAGCGTTCGCGGTCGTCTCGGTCGCCTTGTTCGCGCACGTCGGCAGTCGCTGGGGCTGACGATGGCTGAGCTGGGGGAGCGGTTGTCGTGCAGCCGCCAGTACGTCTCGGACGTGGAGCGTGGTCGGTGCGAGCCGTCTGTTTCGACGCTGGTGGAGTTCGCTCGGGCTCTTGGGGTTCTGCCGTCCGTGCTGCTGTCGGAGGCTCTCCAGGAGGAATGGTCGGGGTGGTGGGGTCCGGTTCTGGACGAGCTGGAGGACGTGACTCCTGCTTCGGAGCCGTTGTCGGACTACGACCTGGGTGTGGCGGCTGGGTACTCGGATGCGCTGCTGGATGCGTCTGAGGCTCTGGACCGTCATGTACTTGCCTGGCGCAAGGACGTGTGGACGGGCGATTGCCTGCCGTCGTCGTGATGCGCTGTCCCCGCTGCTGTCGCTCGTACCGGAACAGGGTCTGGTGTCCTGCTGACGGCGTGCGGTTGGTGGTGGCTGGGTGGGCTCGATGACGCTCCCTGAGTCGCTTCGGGACTGGCCGGAGGACGCCGTTGAGGCGTACCGTGAGCGTGTTGCGATCATGGTGGTTGACGGCGAGATGCCGGAGAAGGAGGCTCGCGTGCTGGCCCAGGTTCGTGTTCGGATGGAGTGGTCGGGGCGGAAGGAGCAGCGTCGTGGCTGATGATCTGCCGAAGGACGCGCGCCGTGGGCGCGACGGGAAGAATCCGAACTCGGTGCTGAAGCGTCTTGTGGGCGCTGCGGTGGCTGAGAAGAAGGAGGGGTTCGGGCTGGAGCCGAAGCTGGCTCGGCGTCTGGACAAGCAGTTCGGGCTGGCGTCGGGTGTGACGCAGAAGCTCTACGACCGTGGCGACCCGGACTTCTGGACCTCGCTGGAGACGACGCAGAAGGCTCTGGCGGCGGGATTCGCCCAGGTGTCCGCGAAGGCGCTGGGGGAGCTGGACAGCCGGCTGAACGACCCTGAGATCCGCGCCGCGATGAAGGACGAGACGCTGCTGAAGGTGGCGTCGGCTGGTCTGGACCGCGTGCTGGCGGTGGACGGGCAGTTGCGGCTGAAGGACTCGGCGGGCAAGGAGATCATCGTCGTGCAGCCCGAGAACTGCTGATGGCTGGGCGTCCAAAGAGCCGCGGGGACGACGCCCGCCCCGGTGGCCTGGACATCCAGGGTCCGCTGCTGCGGAACCTCAAGGAGCGCCCGTTCCCGCCGTCAGAGGCGTTCTACCGCGACCCGTCCCGGGACACGTTCGCGTTCTGCGGCGTCCGTGCCGGCAAGTCGTACATGGGGGCTGAGAAGGCGGCGGCGCGGATCGTGATGGAGACCGTCAAGGCGTTGACGGCGGGGTGCGACTGGAAGCCGATCGGCAAGGAGCCGAAGGCGAGCAAGGACAAGCCCCGGGTGACGTTCTGGGTCGTGGCTCCGACGATGAGCCTGACCACGCTGTCCTGGGCGATGTTCCGGTCGGTGTTGCAGCGTGTGGCCCCGCTGATCATCTCCGAGGTGGACGGTGAGATCTGGCTCGAGGGCGGCTGTCTGATCCAGCGCAAGACCGGCTTCGACGAGACGCAGCTCCAGGGCGCTGCGGTCAGCGGCGTGTGGGCCGACGAGATCGCGACGCTGCCCTACGCCTCGTACTTGCAGATTCGGAACCGTCTGTCGGACAAGGAGGGGTGGCTGATCGGCACCGGCTCCCCGCGTCCCGATTCCTGGGCGAAGCCGACGCTGTGGGACGCCAGGGACTTCCTCGAGGACACCGGAATCCACCATTGGACCACGGAGCAGAATCCCTGGTATCCGCGGAAGGAGCTGGAGCGCATGCGCGCGATGCTCCCCGAGCGGTGGTTCAAGCGCGACTTCATGGCGTCCTGGGACACGTTCGAGGGGCTGGTCTACCAGTCGTTCGATCCGCTGATCCACATCATCGAGCCCGACCTGATCCCCGATGAGGACATGCGGTGGTGGGGCGGCCAGGACTGGGGCTGGGCGTCGCCTGGCTGCTTCCTGCTGATCGGCCAGCACGCCCCAACCGGGGCGATCTACGTCGTGGACGAGATCTACGCCGACCGCCTGCCGACGCACGTCGAGGGGCCTGGGGAGTCGTGGGTGCGGCGTGTCGGTCCGATCCACGAACACCGCGGGCTCGTGACGGTGTACTGCGACGTCAGCAAGGGCACGCAGGACGTGTTCCACTACCGGAAGGCCGGCATCCCGGCCCGGGTGACGAAGAAGGGCAGCGGCAGCGTCATCGACGGCATCAAGACCGTGGAGCGGCTGCTGATCCCGCACCCCGAGACGGGGGTGCCGCAGCTTCGGATCTCGTCGGCGTGTCGGAACCTGATCCGCGAGGTCCGCTCCTACGTCTACGTCTGCGACGACGAGGGCAACGTGCGGGACCGGATCGACGCTTCCTGTGCAGATCACGCCCTTGATGCGCTCCGATACGGCATCATCGGAGAGTTCGAGCGCTCGGAGGCCGGGTATGGGGCCGAGGAGTCGAAGCGTGGGATCAAGCCTCTTGGCGAGTGGACGATCCACGACTTCAAGGCGCACCAGCGGCGGCAGGACCGTCTGACGAAGAAGCTCAAGCGAAACAGGTTCTGAGATGGCGATTCGACACAGGCAGGTTCGCGACGACGAGATCGAGGGCTGGAAGAAGGCGTTTCGCGCGTCGATCGCGGAGATGGCCCCGCACGAGCGGTTCTGGTCGGGGATCTTGCGCGAGTACCAGGGCAAGCCGGGGTGGATGGACCAGACGGAGCAGTTCAGCCCGGACCAGACGGTCCCAACCGACCGGCCCTGGATCAACTACCTGCTGTCGCAGTCGCAGACGATCATCGCGTCGATGATGCCCCGGTCCCCGATGTTCTCGTTCGCCCCGACGCAGCGCGAGCAGCTCGGCCAGCAGCGGGTGATGGGCGCTGCCGGTAACTACTTCTGGCGGCGGAACGGCTCGACCCGCGTGGCCCGCGAGTGTCTGCTGGACGCCCTTCTGTGCGGTCACGGCATCGCGAAGGTGGGCTGGGACAGCAAGGACTCGGTGGCGGCGTTCAAGAGCCCGGACTACGAGACGGGGCAGGACGGCGACCCGGGCGAGCTGGCGACCCTGCCCTCGCCGGTCCGCGTGCAGATCGAACGTGCGCTCCGCGAGGAGGACGTCGGCTTCACGTCGGACAACGCGCTTCCGTACCTGCGGCGCGTCCCGCCGTGGGACCTGCTTCGGCCTGCCGGGTTCGCGAACCTCCGCGATTGCCCCTGGGTCATGGAGCGGTACACGGTGCTGCTCGAGGACGTGCGGCGTTCACCCCTGTTTCGGCTTCCGCCTGGGATCGAGGCCGACGCTCACATCCAGTCGATGCCGATGGCGCAGGAGCAGGCGACGGACTCGATTCGGCAGCATCTGAGCGAGCCCGACGCGGTGACGATCTACGAGCTGCACCACTGGGTCGATCGCAGCGGCACCCGGTCCAGGTACACGACCTACTTCTGGGCTCCGAACTCGGCCCCTGACGGCATGGTGATGATCGGCTCGGTGGAGGACGGGCTGACGATGCCGGGCTGGTCCTACGACGTCCTGCGGTTCGTGGACGTGCCCGGCGACTTCTTCAGCACCAGCGTCTCGGACCTGGCGTCGATCCGCGAGATCGGCACTCGGCTGAACGACGAGATCGCGTACATCTTGCGCCAGCACCGGACGAACAGCCGCCGCAAGGGGCTGATGGCGGCTGGGCTGGCCGACGAGGAGAAGCTCCGCGACTTCATGGAGTCGGACGAGGAGTCGGCGGTCCTGCCGGTCAACGCGGACAACGTGCGCGACGCCTTCTTCGTGCTTCCGGAGATGAAGCCTCCCGGCGACACGGACCTGGTGCTGACGGTGCTGCGGCAGGCGATGATGGAGATCGGCTCCATCGACGGCGCGCAGCGCGGCGCGGTCAACGCCTCCACGACGGCGACGGCTGCTCGGATCGCGGACAGCGGCACGAAGGCCCGGATGAGCGTCCGTCAGGAGACGTTCGCGGAGTGGCTCCAGAGCGTCATGGACAAGCAGATGGCGATCTTCCGCCAGATGAGCACGTCCGTTCAGCAGGTCCGCATCGCTGGTCCGCAGGGGCCGGAGTTCCTCGACTTCAACCCGCAGGAGATCAGCGGTCGCTTCGACGTCGAGGTCGTCGTGTCCTCGATGATCCCCCGCGACCCGGCAGGGCAGCAGGAGCAGTTGATCTCGCTGGTGGCGGCGATCAACCTCGTGGTGCAGAACTTCGTCCCCGCCGTCCAGGTCGGGATCTTGCCGCCCGAGATGATCAAGAACACGATCGAGCGGATCTTCGACATCTACGGCGAGAACCCCGAGGCGTTCATGGGGCCGATCGGAGACGTCGCCGGTCAGTTGATGGACGGCGTGCGTCGCCCGTCGCCGGTCAGCGCGAGCGGCGGGCAGGCCGGTCCTGACACCCCGCAGCCGCAGCCCGGCCCGCCTGGGGTTGGAGGTATCTGATGGCCCTGTACGACTTCCGATGCGCCGAGGAGACGCGGTGCAGCCACCGCTGGACGGTTCGGATGAACATGCGGGAGAACTTGAACCAGGCGAGGCTCGGCTTCCCTGGCGTCGAGTGCCCGATGTGCGGACGGAACCAGCCGATCCGCGTGATCAAGCCCGAGACGCTGCTGGTGGACTGCTTCAGCGTCGTCAACGGGACGTTCGACTCCAGCGACAAGCGGCACCCCCCTGAGATGGACGGGCTCCAGTACGGGAACCGTCGCGAGTGGGACAAGACCCGCGAGGCGTGGGGGATCGCGAGCAAGGGCGAGATCGACCCGATTGAGAGGCGGTCCGATACGCTGGGCGGGGCGAAGAAGAAGTCGGTCGCGAAGGTCACGCGGCAGGTGATCGGCGTGCTCAAGACGGCGAACACGCCTCTGGACTGGATCACGATCGCGGACTCCTGCGACGCCGCCAGCCGCGGCGACGTGAAGAACGCGCTGATGGCCGCGGCGAAGAAGGGGTTGCTGACCAGGACGAAGCCCGGCGTCTACGCATTGCCCTCTGTCGCTGCACGATCGGCGGCGAAATGAAAACGAACGCTTTTCAACCGCCGCTGTGCGCGTGTAGGGTTTCAGCATGAAATCCGAAGCCGACGCCGGCTCTGCTGAACTGGACTCCACGGCCGACGACTCGTCGGAGCAGGAGGTCATGGACCTGTACGGGTCCGTTGACCAGATGCTCTCCGAGATCGAGGACGAGGACGAGGGCGACGCGGACCCGGAAGCCGAGGGGACGGAGGACGGCGATGAGCCGTCCGACGAGGACGAAGGCGACGAGCCCGAGTCCGTCCAGCCAGCCGCGACCACGGCCGCTGACGCGAAGATCGAACGCCTGGAGGCGCAGATCGGGTCGTTGACCGCCGCGATCGAGGGGCTGTTGAAGGCGCAGGCCGAGAAGCCTGCTCCGAAGCCGGTTCCTGTCGAGGACACCGAGGAGCCCCCCGAGGGCGCCACGGCTCGCGAGCTGGTCAGCTTCTACGCGAAGCAGGCGGCGCGCGAGGAGGCTCGCAAGACGGTCGATGAGGGCATGGCCCCTCTGAGGCCGGCCCTGGAGCAGCGGAAGTTCCTCGACACGATGGCGAGTTCCTACGAGGCCCTGCTGACGGCGGGTGAACTCGGCCAGGAGTTCGGCAACAAGGAGGCGGCGTCTCTGCTGGGCGTGATCATCGAGAACGACGCGGACCTCCTCGACATCGCCCGCCAGAATCCGAAGCAGGCTCTGAGGCTCGCCTCTCGCTCTGCGCTGGATCAACTGGCGAAGGCTCGCGAACAGAAGCGAGCCGCCGCAACCGCAACCTCGGCCCCTCGCTCTCGCGCGAATGGGTCATCTCCCGGCAGTCGCCGGGCTCTCTCCGCGCTGGACATCGCGAACGCCGCCCTGGCCGAAGCGAAGCGCGGAGCGTGAAGGAGTAGACGATGCCCGCGAACACGATTTCGAGCCTCCCGCTGACCCGGGTGTTCTCGACCACGGCCCCGAAGATCCTCCCCGAAGTCAGCTTCGAGCTGTCGCAGTCGAACCCGCTCCTGGCCTGGATGTACCAGCAGGGCGCGGTCAAGTACGGCGGCACCGGCGCCGACTACCGCATCCCGGTCGCCATCACGGACAGCGCGAACGTCGGCTCGCACGGCGAGTTCGGCACGTTCAGCGTGACCCCCGAGGACGGCCCGGACACGGCCCGCTGGGACTACGCGACCCACCAGGGCCGCACCCGGGCGCACTTCCTGCTCTCCAAGGACGAGATGGCGAAGAACGCCAAGACCGGCGCGCAGGTCGTCTCGCTCCTGAACAGCAAGATGGCGATCATGAAGGAGGCGCTCGGCAACGACATCGCGCGCCAGATGTACGCCGCCTCGCAGGCGTCGAACGAGATGCTGCCGCTCGGGCTCATCGTCCCGAACACCGCGGAGGCGTCGCAGACGACCACCACGGCCGGCATCAGCCGCTCGACCTACTCCAAGTGGCGCTCGCGCCAGGCGACGATCTCGACGTTCAACACGGACGGCGAGGAGAAGTGGTCGGAGGTCGTGCTCCAGTGCTCGCTGCGCGGGCGCTCCCGCCCCGACATCATGACGACCGACCAGGACGTCTACCTGCTGTACGACAAGTACGTCGCGCCGTCGCAGAAGGACCAGGACCTGACCCTCGGCAACCTGGGCTTCGAGAACCTGCTGTTCCGCGGCATCCCGGTCTGCTTCGAGGCCGAACTCGAGGGCTCGGGCCTCACCTACGTCCTGACCACGACCGGCAAGCGCCGGCCGACCAACGGCCAGTTCAGCATGAAGAAGGAGCACTTCGAGGTCCCGGGCAAGAACCCGATGATCGCGGGGAACCTCAAGTCGGCGGTGGGCCTGCACCTGTGCGTGCTCCCCGACCACGACTTCGTGCTGGAGGGGCCGTACGACCTCGGCCACCAGATGGCCGCGATGCAGTGGAACTACGCCTTCAGCGGCTTCCTCGCCACCGGGTCGCTCTCGCGCCTCGGCGTCGTCGGCTTCTCGGGCACCGTCGAGTAACTCGGAACAGGACTAGGAGCACATCATGGCTTTCAACTTCGCTGGCGGTTCCGCCGCCACCCTCAAGATCCCCGCCAAGCTCGTCGCCGCAGGCAACGTTGGCGACGTGGTGATGATCGACCTCACGAACGCCGCCGCCCGCGACGGCTACTTCGCTATCCAGCCGCAGACGGATCTGCCCGAGGAGTCCTTCACCGTGAAGGGCGTCATCCTCGGGCCGGCCGGCCACTCGTTCCTCGCGAACGCCGAGGTCCTGATCGGGGTCTTCGGCTACTTCCCGACCGTCGCGGTCGAGTCGACGCAGGACATCGCCATCGGGGACCTCCTGTACCCGGTGGACGCGAAGGACTACCTGGTCACGGCGTCGGCGCAGCCCTCGCTCTCCGCGCTCACCGACTCGTCGGGCGGTACGGCGGGCACGACCATCGCGGCGATCGGCGGGACCTACGACCAGGACGAGGTCCGCAACGCCGTGGCGACGCTCGCCAAGGCGGTCAACGGCATCCTCGTCCACATGAAGTCGGTCGGCGTCGCTCTCGAGGCCCGCGACACCAACGACGAGGGCACGATCGCCGCCTTCATCAAGAGCCTGTAGGAGTACACGATGGCGTCCAAGCCGAGCATCACCCGCTACGACCTGAAGGCGGCTCGGAGCACGCTTCTGAAGCGGGCCGAGGCGCACATCGGGGCAGTCAGCGCCAGCGACGACGTGCTGTTCGCGTTCCCGCACTCCAACGTCCGCATTGTCAACGCGGGGCTCGTCAGTTCCACGTCGGACGCGGTGGACGCCTCGGACTACTGGAGCGTGCAGCTCGTGGACAAGGGCACGGACGGCTCGGAGACGGTCAACCTCCTGTCGTCCGCGTTCAGCAACGCGACGGGCGGCACGGCCATCACGGGGTACGTCCCCTGGGAGGCCGTGCCCGACCAGAACCGGGAACTGGAGAAGGGGTCCGTCCTGATCTTTCAGATCACGAAGGCCGCTTCCGCGACCGCCCTGGCCGACGTGTCCGTGTTCGTGGAGTACCAGGAGGACTTCTAGCCTTCTGAGGGAGCCGCATGGAACTTGCAGACGCGAGGCAGCGGCTTCGTGACCGGCTCGAGGACGAGTCCGTCACCGACGCGAAGCTGGACGTGTACCTGAACGACGCCGCGCAGGAGCTGGGGCAGGCCTTCGATTGGCCCTGGCTCCTGCGCGAGTTCAGCCTCTCCACGCGAGGGGTCTACACGTCCGCTGACGCCACCTTCACCAAGGGCAGCCGGGTCGTCTCGCTCGGCGGCGCTCTGTCGTCCACCCCGTTCGGCCACACGATGATCGCCAACAACCGCGTGATGCGGGTGGCGAACGTGGAGTCGTCCGCGACGAAGATCCACCTTGAATCGACGTGGCCCGACCCGGACGGGACCTACGACGTGACGTTCCTGAACGACGAGATCGCCCTCCCCCGGGGGGTCAAGTCGGTGCAGATGCTGGTCATGCACGACGCATCGACGGTGCCGCAGGACCTGACGTCGCTCACGGCCCAGGAAATGCGCTGGCTTCAGCAGGACACGACCGGCACCCCGGCGCAGTTCTCGACCTACCGGCGCGCGACGCTCCCCGCCCCGCAGGAGGCCCCGACGTATGCGACGGGCGGCACCGGGCTCACCGGGGTCTACAAGTACTGGCAGACGTACTGGGACCCGGCGACGGGCGGCGAATCGCGGCTGTCCCCCGCGCTGACGACGACCTCCCTGTCGAACGTGACGGTGACGCTGACCCCTGACACGCGCCAGGACTTCGGCGTGCGCTTCTACCGCTCCCGGGCGGGCGGCAGCACGCCGTACTTCCTCTCGGAGCAGACGAGCCCGACCGCGACCTACCAGGACAATCGCGGCGACGACTACCTGGGCGACCGCGTGACGGACGAGCCGCAGCAGCTCTACGTTCGGCTTCACCCCGTCCCCGATGCCGTCTACCAGATCACGGCTCACGCGATCATCCTGCCGCCCGCCATGAAGGCCGACACCGACACCCAGCCGTTCCCCGAGGAGGACGTCCCGACGTGGCTCCGCGGGGCTGAAGCGGTCGCGCTGCGTGCGACGAAGGAGTGGCAGGCGGCAGCGCTGGCGAAGCAGGACTTCATGGCTGGCATCGCGTCGATGAAGCAGCGCCACGTCCAGAACAGGGTGCGGCCCTGGATCATGGGCGGGAGTTCCCGGCGCCCCCGGCGCATGGTCATCGACGTGACGACGAGCTGAACATGGCCGGAAGCGCGGGGCACCAGCGGAAGTTCTTCCCGGCGCACACCGCTGGCCTGGACACCCGCGTCTGGCAGCGGGATGGGTCGAGCACTCGGATCTCGGGCGCCGTGTTCACGAACCGCGGCGAAGTCGCCCGGACGCCCGGCATCGTCCCGCTGACGGACTGGGGTGACGCTGGGATTCCGTTCACGACCGCGATCGACTCGATGGCAGTGTTCCACCGGAACGGCGCCCTCGAGCTCGTCATCGCGTACGCGGACAAGATCGCCGTGCTCCAGGGCGAGTCCCTCGGCGGGATCGCGTCGGGTCGAACGAGGGCGCAGCGCCTCCGCGACGGCACGCGCATGATCCAGGTCGGGGACATCCTGATCATCACCAACGGGCGCGATGCGAACATGAAGTGGGACGGCCGGGTGCTGTCGCCGCTTGGGATCTCGTCGCCGCCTTCGGCCCCCGTCGTGTACCTCGGAGAGACGGCAGCGGGCGGGCTCTACACGAACCTGTCGTGGTTGCAGTCGGCCGACGACCACAAGGTCCGCTACTGCCGCACCTGGGTCAACGACCACGGCCAGGAGTCGGAGCCGTCGCCGCCCTCGTCCGAACTGGACACGTCAGAAGCGACCGCGAACTACCGCTATACGATGCTGGTGGTCGGGGATTCGGACACGCCGTCCGACGACGTGATCGAGTCGAACTACTACCGATCGATCGACGGCGGCGCGTGGTACTCCATCCAGAAGATGAAGGGCATCCGTTCGCGGACCTTCTTCGACCACACGGACCCGGATCTGTCCTCGACGGACGTGCTCGCGCCTGTCGGCAGCAACCTGGCCCCGCCGCTGTCCCTGTTCGCGTTCCCGTTCCGTGGTCGCGTGTACTACCGCTCGGTGGCGCACCCCTCGCTGCTGCACTACTCGCGGCTGATCAGCGGCACCCCGGCTCCCGAAGCCGTGTCGTCCACGAACCTGCTCGACGTGTCCAGCGGCGACGGCGACGTGGTGACGGCGTGGGCGCACGCGCAGGACTTCGCCGTCGTGTTCAAGCGTCGGTCGATGTTCCAGTTGACACACGACAAGACGGAGACGCCGGTGCTGTCGCCGGTGTTCTCTGGTGTCGGGTGCGTCAGCGACCGCGCCGTGGCGTCCCTGGACGGGCGCGTGTTTTTCCTCGCTGAGTCGGGCGTCTACGCCTTCGACGGCGTGAGCGTGGTTCCGGTGTCGCGCGAGCTGTCGGCGCTGGTCGAGCAGCTTCCGAAGGCGTACCTGGACGACGCCTTCGCGTGGGCGTCGATCGAGGACCGGCGCATCTACTTCTCGGTCGTCAGCAGCGGCTCGTCCAACCGCACGGTGTGGGCGGTCCACGTCGATGCCATCGGCGGCGGTCCCGGGGCGGCGTTCTCGGTGATCGACGATTTCCCGCTGTCCTGCGCGCTCCCGTACAAGCACGAGGTCCTCGTCGGATTCCAGTCCACGGTCGGAGGCACACAGACCTGGGACATCGGCCAATGGGGGAGTAGCGACCAGATCCGCGACGACTCCTTCCAGGGCTCGTTCGACACGAAGTGGATCGACCTCGGCTCCCCAGACCAGGACAAGACGTTCAAGACGTTGGAGATCGTGTACGTCCAGACCGGGAACTACTCGATGACGGTCGAGTGGTTCACCGACTGGGACGACCGCTCCGCAGTCGGCTCGACCACGTTCGCGCTGACGGACCCGGACGCGACGCACTGGGACGACGGGAACTGGGACACTTTCCGGGTGTGGGACGGTGCGCGGACTCGGACGAAGCGCATCCCGATCAGCGACCTCACCGGCAAGTCGGTCCTTTTCCGGCTTTCGACCGCCTCCGGGGCGCTGCCCTGGAAGATCGTCGGTTTCTACCTGGAGTGGGCCGAGCACGGTCGCCGCACCAGGGGGACGGACGCATGAGCGCCCAGCGGCTTCTCCAGCGTGCGCTTCTGGCGGTCGTAGAGGCCGACGTGGGCGTTTCTCTGTTCGCGGCGAAGCGCAGGCCCCTGGAGTCGATCAACAAGGCCCTGCGGAGCGTGGGAGCCCCTCGCGCGCAGGACACGTCGGAGGGTACGCTTCAGCGCGTGGTCCGCGCCTTGGAGAACGCCTGATGCTCTACGCGCCCAGGGCGAAGTTCACGGCCAGCCACGTCGCTGACGCGGACGCGCTGATGCGCGAGTTGAACCGTGCGGAGCGGGCCGTCGCGACGCTGGACCAGAACAACATCGCGTCCTTGCAGGTCCAGCCGTCGATGTCGGTCAAGGCCTCGGCGTCGATGGAGTCGGTGTCGCTGACCCACGACTCGGCGGGCGATCTTCTGCGAACGGCGGTCGCCTCGACGTTCACGCTCCCGACGCCGACCGAGGGCCAGGGCTGGGTCACGGTCGAGGACGGCAGCAGCGCGGCCCTGCTGCTGGAGTTCACGACGCAGGAGACGACGCAGCTCCAGATCATCGGCTCGTTCCAGTTGACCGCCTCGGCTACCGGCACGCCGCACGACTTCCGATGGTCGTCGCGGCTGTCGATCGACGGGGACGACGGGTCCGCTGTGACCACGGTGTCGATGTACGACAGCGGCTCCACGTTCAAGGTCGGCGTGCTCGTTCGGGAGTGGGCCGTCGTCGGCCCTGGCTCGCACCAGATCCGCCTCAAGATCCGCGACTGGCGCGAGAGCGTCGGATCGGCTTCTCCGGTCAGCGTTGCGCTCCAGTGGATCGGCGCGATCGGGTGGACCCGCTGATGGCTGGGCTCACGAACAAGATCTTGCCGGGCGACGCCCTCGACGCGACCGAGGTCCAGGCGAACTTCGATGATCTCGCGTCGATGGCGAACGACGTGCAGGAATGGCAGGTCGAGCGCGGGTCCGTAGACACGCGGCACCTGACCGGGACGTGGCGCGAAGTCGGAGTCGAGACGGACGCCGGGCCGTGGACCGGGCTCTCGGCGTGGACGAAGGTCGTCCCGAGCGGCACGACGAACTGGACCTGCACGAACGGCGAGGCGGTCCTGGCGATCGCGGAGGTCGAGGTTCTCGAGGACGCCAGCGCCAACTGCGACGTGCGGGTCCAGATCTACGTCGGCGGTGCAGGCGTCGCTGAGACGATCCGGCACTTCACGCTTGCCCCCGACGAGCAGCGGGCGATCCAGATCGCCTATCTGTTCGAGGCGTCGGCCTCGACGCACACGATCGAGCTGTACGCGCAGGAGGTCGGCGGCTCTGCCACGTTCAGCGACGCGCAGATCATCGTGACCCGGGTGCATCGATGAGCACGTACACCGCACCGACGATCACCGACGCCTCGCCGCTGTCGGCCTCCGAGATCAACACGGCTCTCGGGCACGGCTCGACCGGGCTGGGCGAGGCGATCAACGGCGCGGTGGACATCAACAACATCTCGTCGGGGAGCATCCTGAAGGCGAAGCACTTCCAGCCCGGGGCCGTGACGCGGGTGTGGGTGGCCGAGTCCTACCCGGGCGACTTCGAGACGCTCTCTCTGGCGCTGTCGGGCGAGCCGTTCGGGGAGAACACGAACGTCTACACGCCGGCCGACACGGCGGTTCGGTTCACGACGCACGCCCAGGCCGACGTGGTGATCTCGGCGTTCATCGACCTGATGAAGTTCAAGCACGAGTGGGGGTCGTCTACGTCGTTCGACGTGTCGGTGACGGCGACGCTCTACATCAACGACACCGGGCTTCGCGGCGTGACGACGACGTGGGGCGTGCTTACGGGCATTGTCCACAGGTCGCTTCCCCTGCGGATCGACGGGTTCTCTGCGTCGGTCCCGGCAGGCACCTACGATGCGTGGCTGCGGCTTGCGTTCACCGTGTCGGGAACGGGCGGCACGCCCCCGGAACTCGTCCAATGCTACTCACTCGGCCGTGGTATTCGTGTTGAGGCGTTCTACAAGTAGGATGGACTGACGATGCCCCTCGACTTCACCACCATCTCCGACCCGCGGCTGGACAGCCGGTTCCGAAGGGAGCTCGGCGCTGAGCTGGCGCAACGCGCGCAGCATCGGATGGCGGTCGCTCGGCAGGCCGTCGCGGAGCAGGAGGGTGGGGCGAACGTCGGGCTGATGGGCGGTCCGGTCCAGCGCGGCGGGATGCTGGGCGACCGGGCACAGGCACAGGCGGGCCAGCAGTCCGCGCTCGGCCAGGCGCTCGGAGGCGTGCAGTCGATCACGGCGCGGGACGAGGCCGACGCGCGTGCCGCCTTCGACCAGGCGCGGCTTCAGGAGCTGCTGCTGGAGAACCAGCGCATCGCGGACACCTTCGCCAACGTCGGCAGCGTCGTCCAGAGCGGTGCGACGCTCGGGATGCAGGCGGGGCAGGCGATCCACGGCGAACAGCAGCGGAAGAAGAAGGAGGCCGACCGTGGCTGAACCGTACAAGAACGTCTCCGCTGAGACGGGGTTCGGGCTCCCGCACGCCGGCAGCGAGCCGGGGGAGGGGTTCACTGCCGACGCCGGCTTCGGGGTGCAGCAGGTCGGCGGGCGCCCGCTGACGATGCAGGAGAAGTACGAGCGATTCGTGCTTCCGCAGGAGCAGTCGCGGCTGTCGTCGTTCCTCCGGGACCGGCAGACGCTGGGCGTGAACCAGCAGGTCGCGCAGAGCGGGCGGAACGACGAACTGAGCCGCCGCCTCGGGATCGCAGGGACCGCGCAGGGGGCGGCTCTCGGCTCCGCGCTCTCCAGCAGTTCGCAGGAAGCGCAGGCCCGGTCGTCGGAGCGTGCTCGGGCTCAGTTCGATGAAGACATCCAGGGCTTCCGAGCCAGCGAGTTGAAAAGACTCGCGACGCCCCGACAGAAGACGACGGATGCTGAAACCTTCAACAAGATCTTCCAGATGGCGATGGAGATCGTCGGGACCGGCGCGAGCGCCGCTGCTGGTGGCGGTGGGTCCTCGGTGCCGAAGATCAACGTCCAAGGCGACCCTTCGCAGCGCAGCGGCTTCGTGGAGGGCCAGTCCTTCGGCGGGGCCGGCGCTGGCGGCAGCGGGCTCGACACGCTCTCCAGCACGCTCGCGCAGCGTGTCGGCGGCGGCGGCGTCGGGCGCGTCGAGACGGAAGAAGAACGCCGTCGTCGGCTGGGAGTCGTCTGATGCCGGTCGTCAGCCCTGGCGGATACGTCGATCCGGGCGCGCAGAAGCGCGACGTGGTGGGCGCTGGGATCGCGGAAGTGTTCCAGGGGATCGTCCGCGGCATGCAGATGGGCCAGCAGCTCGCGGCCCAGCAGCAGCAGATGGAAATCCAGCGTCAGGTCGCGGACCGGCAGGAACTCGACTTCGCGCGCAACCTCGCCCTCGAGGACGCCGGTGTCGCTGCGACGCTGGACCCTCTGGAGCCCCTGAACCTGGGCGGCGTGCTCGGGACCGCCGCGACCCAGCGCAAGAGCAGGGGTGTGACATCTGCCGCCCCGCCACAGGAGATGCCGCCGTTCGACCGGAACGCCGCCGCCGCTGAACTGGACGATGCCGCGTTCCAGAAGTCGGAGGCGCAGCGTCAGGCGGCGGCGAGCCGGAATGAGCGGTCGCTGGCCGAGGACGAGCTGATGGCGGCTGAGTTCGCGGACGACGCGATGCTCGCTGGCCGAGCGTCCAGCGCGGGCGTGAACCAGCGCAACGCGCAGATCCAGCAGCACATCCTCCAGCAGTCGCGCGGCGAGCCCGCGGAGGCGTCCGTCGTTCCAGGCGCGGAGGGTCCGCAGCGTGTCCCGTCGCCGGGGCGTCGGCCGTCCGTGTCGTCGCCGGATCGGCTGACGGCTGCGATGGAGTCGCTCGGCGGGCTCGGCGGCGTCGGCCCGAGTCGGCAGGACCTGGCTCGCGGTGCGGAGGAAGGCGACCAGTACGGGCGCGCGATCATGGACGAGCGGGACGCGAAGCGCCGCGCCGACGCGGACATGGCTCGCGCTGCGTCGATGGAGTCGGGGCTCCCGAACCCTGCGCTGGAACTCGGTGCCGGCGAGGACGTGATCCTCGACCCGACCGCCGTGGCTCGCGCCGTGATGCTCTACAAGCGGACGGGCGACCCCAAGATCTTCGATGCGTTCGGCGGGCAGATCCCCGAGGATTTGGACGGGCTGGTGGAGCGCGTGACCGCGTTCGCTCGCGCTGTCAACAAGAAGCAGATCGCGGCGTACACGGCGAAGTACTTGGGCGCAGGCAAGGCAGAGGGCCAGGCAGCCGACCCGCTGAAGCAGAAGGCGATGGGCTACGCGGCTCAGTTCATGGGCGTGGACACCGACGACTGGCAGCAGGCGAAGCTGTGGGGCGAGCGGGTCGCGCAGATGGTCGAGGACGGGACTCCGGCGCACCTTGCCGTTGCCGACGTCACTCGGGAGGCTCGGGCGCAGCGCGATGCCGGGCGACGGCTGGCCGAGGAGGAGGCGCGGCGCAAGACGGCTACCGCTCCGCGCACGTCGCACTCCTACTCCCATGTGGACAAGTCGCGCGCCGCGACGGCCGCTTCCGCCGAGCGCCGCAAGACGCTGGAGGCGCTGGTCCGCGCCGGGTCGGGCCTGACCGGGGCAGCCGCCAAGGAGTTCAAGGCCGCATACGACGCCTACTGGACGTCTCCGACTGCGGAGTCGAAGCAGCGGGCGATCAGCGTGCTCGAGAAGTTCGCGCCTGCCGAGGCGCAGCAGCTCGAGGGCATCCGTGGCCTCCGCAACATCGCCGGGATGGACAAGGCGGCTGACTTCACCGATGGAGCGGGCGACCTTCCGATCGTGGAGACGAAGGAGGAATTCGACGCCCTGCCGCCTCGCGCCGAGTACCGCGAGGAGCCGAACGGCCCCGTCTACAGGAAGCCCTGATGAGTCGTTTCGGCGGGGTCCCGGCAGAGGACGAACCGACAACGGGTAGCCGGTTCGGCGGCGTACCCGTCGAGCCGTCCACCGCCCCCGTCGTAGCGTCGAACCCCGACGACGACGTGTTCGCCCTGTCGGACGAGCAGATCCTGATGAACCAGCTCAACAAGTTCCCGCCGAAGGCAAGCGGCGTGCGGAACCTGCGGCTGCTGGAGAACGTCGGGCTGCTGACCGAGGGCCAGAACCGCGAGGACGCTCTCGCCCTGGTGAAGCGGCGAGGCCTCCCCGTCGCCGTGGACCCGGCCACCGGGCAGTTCGTCGTGGATGTGTCGTCCTACGTTGACCCGGAGATGGGCGCGCTGGAGCGCGGCGAGCGGGCGACGAGCATCGTCAACGCGGCTGGCGGCTTCGCGATGGAGGGGGCGAAGAAGGGGTTTAGCACCGGGATGCTCCCCGTCAAGGGGCTGCTGAAGGTACTCGAAACCGTGTACCACTACACCTGGGACGTGCAGGCGTCTGGAGCCGCCGCTACTGCGGCGAAGTCCCGCGTGCGGCGGCAGGTCGAGTGGAGCCTCGCGAACGCGCCTGACGCGCCGCTGCTGTCCGCAGGCGAGTACCTGTCGATGCAGATGGACAACGCCGTCCCCGAGGCGTTCGTGATGACGGAGCCCGAGATCGACAAACTCGGCGCGTCGGTGTTCCATCAGGAGTTCAGGTCGCCGCCTGAGAGCTTCGTGGATGAGGCGTTCGGGTTCGTCCACGACATGTACTCCACGCTGCTCGGGGAGTCCGGGGACGTGTTCGACCTCGAACTGCACCCCGACGAAGTGGCGCGCATGGTGGACGAAGTGGACGCCGCGCTGGTGGACCCGATCGAGACGGCGCTCACCAAGATGGCGTACATGGGCGTCGCCGCCGATATGCCCGAGGACGCGCAGGAGTTGCTGCTGCCTGGGATGCTGGGACGTGGTGCGGCGCTGCCTGGGGAGTCTGCGAAGGGGACGACCGACCGCTGGCGGATCGCGATGAACGAGGCGATCGCGGACGGGAACAAGGGTTCGCGCAGTTTCATGGCGGTCCCGCTCATGGTCGTGACGGACATCTCGACGGCGCTGTCCTGGCCGGTCGATCTCGCCGCGCATGCCGGGATCAACCTGAGTCGAACCGGGATGCGGATCATGGACGACGCCCACGCGGCGATCTCCACGACCGCCCGCGCCCGCGTTGCCGAAAAACTGGCGACGGTGGAGCGGACTGCCGGCGCTCGGATGCAGATCCTCGAAAACGACGCGAAGGTGATCCAGGCCGAGATCGACGCTCTCGCGGACACCCCGAACTCCGCGTTCGCGGTCGAGTCGTGGCACGTCGAACTGGATGAGGTCAACCAGGAGCGCGAGGCGCTGCTCCAGATAGTGACGGAGGCCCGACGCAGCGCCGCCGAGGGTCAGGACGCTGCTTCGATCGCCGCGCAGATGGAGTTCAACCGCCGCATGATCGAACTGGTGGACGTGTCCCACCGGCACGACGCGCCGCTGAAGGGCGACCATCGGACGCTGCTGGCCTGGGACAAGTGGCTGGACGACGCGGCTCCGAAGGGCGTCAAACTCCCCGAGACGCCCGAGGCGTTCGCTGACTACCGCGCCACATACATCCCCGAGGCCGAGGCGGCGTTCGCTGCTGCGCTGAAGGAGGCCGACGCTGCGGGCGGAACGCTCGTCGGGATCGCAGAGGACGGCTCGGCCATCTTGTCGCAGGACGCGCCGAAGCGAATCCTCGCCATCAACGACGCGGCTCGGCTGAAGGCGGCGGCGGCGACCTCGCGCTACCTGAGCAGGACGGCGTTCGGGCGGAAGGTACTGGGATCGCGCTCGTCGTGGTTCGGGACGGAGCATCTCCAGCGCACGCTGACGTCGATGGTCCACGGCCCGCGTTCCGCGCAGCCGCTCGCCGGCCCGACCGCGACGTCCTACTGGGGTGCCTACGCGCGGGGCGAGGTGATGCACCCGGCCATGTTCGCGGACCTCGTGGACGGTTTGCAGCGGAACAACCGGACCGCTGCGATCATCGCGGACAAGCGGCGCGCGTACATCCAGTCCCTCGTGGACGTGCTCGGGGACGATGCCTACGACACGCTGAAGGTGCTGGACGACGGTGACAGCGGGCGGATCATAGCCGCCGCCGCCGCGCTCCGCGCGATGGACGACGCCGCCCGCGCTGGCGGCACCGGCGAGTCGTTCACCCTGGAACTCCTGGCGGCGCAGGCGTTCACGAAGGGGCTGAACAAGCTCCGAAGCGACCTCCCCGAGATCGCGGAACTTGTGTCGTCGCCGGTTCTCGCTGACCGCGCCGAGGGGCTGGCTCGACTCCGGGCGAAGGCCGACATCGCCGCCAACGCCGCCGCAGACGCCGTGGCGCGGAAGGTGCTCGCTGAGATGGCCGAGACGGCGAAGTCGCGGGGCGCGGACGTGACGCGGGCGCAGAAGGCCTTGAAGAAGGGCGATCTCGACGCTGCTATCGAACTGATCGACGGCGGGGACGACGTGTGGCTGCTCGCCAACGAAGCCGCCGAACGCGCCCGTAGTCGGGTCATGCGCGTACTGGAGTCGGACCGCAAGCCGATGACGGACAAGGCGCGGAAGAAGATCGTCCAGAACGCGAGCACGCGGCACGACGCATCGGGCGCGGAGCCGACTCTCAGCGCGTGGGACGAGTGGCTGAAGAAGTCCGAAGCCGCCGACGAACTGCTGGTCGAGATCAACGACCTTCGCGACCACTCGATTCGGCTCAAGGCCGAGATCGACGCGCATGCCGCGAACCTGAAGTCCATGCGCCTGCGACTTCGCCACGGCCAGGATGCCGCCGACGAGCTTGTGGACGCCGCCGAGAACATGGGCGGGCAGGGCGTCACCTACGGGTGGGACCAGAAGAACATCGGCAGGAGTGCCTACTCGGGCGAGAGCGAGACGATGGCACACGCCAGCGGGCGCCGGCTGGATCGCGTGGCGACGCCGCCCGAGTCAAGCAGCGTGCTCGATGCGATGGAGGAACAAGTCGTCGTCGTGAAGGCGATGCTCTCAGAGGCGAAGCACGCGCTGAAGCAGGCGAAGAACGACATCGGCGTGAAGCAGAAGGAACTCGGGAGGCTCCAGCGTAAGGCCGCTGCGACCCGCCCCAAGACCGGCGACCCAGCCGCCTTCGTCCACGACTACTACGCGCAGATGACCCGCGAGGCGGCTCTCAACGAGAAGGAGGTCAACGGCCTGTTCGCCCGCGTCCGTCACATGGAGGAGTTCAACGACTTGCAGCCGCACGAGCGGACGAAGGTCGTCGAACTCGCGACCGGGAAGCGCCCGCCACCGAAGGACCAGCCCGAGCACATCCGTCGCAACGCCGACAACCTGCGGAAGATGCTTCGACGCTACGCCCGGGAACTCCACGAGCACCTGGCCGAGCAGGGGGTCCGCGGCGCGTCGGTTGACGACATCGTGGCGAACCTGGACCTGACCCGCCTGCTCCCGAACCTGACGAAGTGGGACGGGCTGTCGAAGCAGAAGGCGCTCGCGGGCGAGATCATCTCCCCGTCCTACCTGACCCCCGGCATGGTGGACATCGCCGGGGACCGCCTGTCCGTGCGCCAGGCCCGCGCCGTCGAGGACGGGCTGAAGCAGTTGTGGAAGGCAGAGGGCAAGACCGGGCCGATCCCTGCGGAGTGGCGCGAGGCGACACTCAAGCGCGAGTGGCAGAACCTCGCCCCCTACAACCACGACCCGATCCCGCTGATCTCCCACTTCTTGAAGGAGGCCGACAGCGCCATCGCGGACCGCCACTTCATCGCTGACCTCCGCGCCCGCTTCCCGATGGGCCAGCGCATCGCGCGGACGTTCGGCTGGGACGGCGAGCTGCATGCGGACGCGATCGGCTACGCGATGGTCGATTCCGGCCCGATGGTCGGCGCGCACAACCGGGTCGGCCTGCCGCCCGAGTTGAAGCACCTGGAGGACACGATCGTGATGAACCTGGAGTCGGGGATGACCTCGGCTGAGGTCTTCAACAAGTTCGTGGGCGAGAACCCGGTGCTCGCGAAGCCGGAGCTGATGGCGTACATCAAGGGCGCGGAGCACGCGCTGGAGACGCCGCTGTACCTGCCGAAGCCGGTCGCGGAGTTCGTAAACTGGTTCTACAAGGACGGCGCGGCGCCTCGGAAGAAGCTCGAGGAGTCGGTCAGCGGGCGGAACGTCGCGCGGACGGTGTTCGAGCCGACGACCGGCGACGCCGTTGCTGCTGCCTACGATGGGGTCCACGCCTGGGCGAAGCAGCAGTTGACGACGTGGCGCAGCCCGGTCGGTTACACGTCCACGAACATCGTCGGCAACCTGATGAGCGGTGTGCAGGTCAACCCGGAGGCGATGCTCAGTCCGACGAACCACCTGATCGCGTCGTCCGTCGTCGCCGGCCTGAAGCCCGACGCTGAGATCCGCATCGGCGCTCGCACCATGACCATGCGCGACCTCGAGATGCAGATGCTCGAGGACAACATCCACTCGACGGGTCGGTCCGAAGCGTTCCGCCGCGAGCAGGGGCTCGTGCAGGCCGGCTCGTCATCGAAGCGCGACGTGCGGCTGTACGACGACCGGCCGATCAAGTCCACCGGGATGGCCTCTGGCTCCAGGGACGTCTCCCCCGCCGTGGACCTGCTGGAGCGCGACACGCTCCGGGGTGGGCTCTGGAACGCCTTTGCTCGCGCCGTCACCGAGTCGGTCCCGGTCAGCGAGATCGTGGGTTTCGCTGGAGACATCAAGGCTGGCATCCGAGACAAGGACGCCAGGGCCGTCCTGGAGCGCGCAGCGAAGGCGTCGTGGTCCGACGCTGGCAAGAAGTTGGCCGGCGCAGCCACGCGGGCGTCAGGGGCCTTCGCCGGCTCCCTGCTCGGCGCACCGATGGGGGCCAGCCCCGGCGTGTCTGGACTGCTCGGCGCGATCGGGGCTCCGGGCTGGGCGCGGATCACGTCGGAGATGAACAGCGCGGTCGAGGACCAGTTCAGGGCGACGCTCTACATCGGGGCATTGCGTCAGGGTGCGACCCGGGAGCAGGCGGTTCGCCAGGTCGAGCGGGCGGCGCGGAACTACGACGAGATCAGCCCGTTCGAGCGTCGCGTGTTGAAGCGCATGTTCGGCTTCTACACCTGGGACGCCGGGAACATCCGGCTCCAGACGCAATGGGCGGCGCGGAACCCCGGACCGTGGGCGACGATCGCGACGGCGCTGGACATCTACCACCGCGGGCAGTTCAGCGACGAGGAGATGGCGCAGCTCCCGCAGGGCGCGCGGCACCGGGTCCTGCTGAACATGGGCGCGGGGAAGATCCTCGCCATGATGGACCTCCCGCAGACCGGCGTGCTGGAATCGGTGGAGCGGAAGGTCGCGCTTGCCCGCGCCGTCGCCCCTGGGTTCATCACGGCGAACGAACGAGCCGACGCCGTGGGGCAGTTGAGCGCCCCGATCCAGGCGCTCCAGTACATCGGCGGCGTCACGGCTCGCGGGGAGCGGCTGGAGCGTGGGGCCTACGTCGGGAACAAGGCGGGGTGGGACGAGAGCGACCTCGATCTGCTGCCGCCGTACCTGCGCGACGTGGTGCTCCAGTTGAAGACCAGCCGCCCGCTTCGCCCGGTTGACGGCGAGCGCAAGCTCGGGATCGAGACGGACAACCCGCGTGCCCTCGCACGGCTTCAGGCGACCCCGCTGAACTCCATCCTCTCCGCGTACTGGCGCGTCGTCATCCCGCCCGAGGACCCGGCGCTGCACCCCGAGTGGGAGCAGAGCATGGTGGACCGGATGCTGCTGGTGATGACCGGCATGAACCTGTACCCGGTTACGGCCGATGCTGAGAAGATCCAACAGGTCCGCGAGCGGGACCTGTACCGTCTCCTCCGCGAACTGGAGCCGGTCGCGCCTTGGGACGAGAGGTTGAAGTTCCCGCAGATGCGGGTAGTCAAGGAACAAGCCGAGGACGACTCGGAGTAGACTGGAGCCGCCATGCTGAACAAGAGATCCTTCGGCCGTACTGACGGCCTCGCCATCACCAGCATCACCACGTCGGAGACGGCTGTGGGGGCTGCCCTGCGCGGCGGCGCTGCCTTCACCGGGCCGTGCGTCCTGCTCGGCGTCCGTGCGACGAACGACGTGGGCGCGGGCGCGACGTTCAACGTCCGCGGCTACTCCGACGCCAGCAAGACGGTCCAGTTGTTCGACGTGTCGATGGACCTGTCGGCTGGCGCTGACGAGTGGTCGTCCACGCAGTTCACGCAGCCGATCCCGCTGCTCCGCGGCGAGGCGCTGAACATCACGGCCGAGTCCGATGCCGGCTCGGGGCACGGCCTGAGCGTGACCGTGGACTACGAAGTCGCGGACGTGATCTGATGGCGCACCCGACTACCTACGGGGCGGCGGCTGGCGGAACCCCCGCGCAGACGAAGGGCATGATCCTCCGCTCGCACTTCGACTTCACGGACCAGGGTTCGGCCGACATCGTGGGCGAGTCCACCGTCGCGTGGACGCCGAACAGCGGCACCGTGACGGACCCGGTGACGTTCACCGTGGGGTCGATGGCGGGGATGGCGTCCTCGGTCGTGCTGTCGGCGTCGGGCATGACGTGGACCCTGACCTACCCCGG